GGTTCCGCAGACCGCTTTTTACGCTAACACAAGTAATTTGCATTATCTCTAAAATGGCAAAGCCAACAAAACCGATCCGCTGGACGCTTGAACAGGCCGGAGCCGAGTTCGACATTGACCCGTTCACACTGGGAAAGCGTCTCCGCGCCGAGTCTATCGAGGCCGGCGAGGATGGCCGCTTTGGCACAAAGCAGATCGTGACCGCGATTGCGGGCGACTTGGAAAAAGAGAAAACTCGCAACGAAGCTGCGAAAGCGGACTTGCACGAAATGAAACGCGACCTTGAGCGCGGACGCCTCATTCCAGCGGAGCGGGTGCGCGCTTCGCTTGAGGAACTGAAAGTCGCCATCTCGCAAGTGATTGACCACTCGCACCTTGAGGCGAAACAGAAAGCTACGATCTATGCCAACCTCCAAAAACTCGGCGAGCGCGATTTTGTCTCCGGGGCTGACGAGCCTACGGAGTGAAATTCACCAATTCCTTGCGAGCTTCAAGCCGCCGGAAACGCTGACCGTCGCACAATGGGCGGAAAAATACCGCTGGCTTGAAAAGGGGAGCACTAGCAAACCAGGGCGCTACTCGTTTGACGCTGGGCCGTATCAACGCGAACCGCAAGAAAGCTACACCGACCGCGAGGTTCAGACGACCGTGCTGCAATGGGCTTCGCGCACCGGCAAAACGGAGACGCTGAACAACCTCGACGGCTACATCATAGACCACGATCCGAAGGCAATCTTGGTCGTCTATCCTACGCTCGACAGCGCAACGAAATGGAGGAAGGAATTTTTCAATCCGATGGTGCGGGCAACGCCACGGTTGCGCGGGAAGATCAACATCAAAGCGAGGCACCAGGACAACACGATGCTTTCGATCAAATTTCCCGGCGGGCACATCGCGGCGATTGGCGCAAACTCGCCGAGCGGATTCCGGCAAATCCAATCGCCGGTTGTGCGGTGCGATGAGATTGACGCGATGGAGGATAGCAAGGAGGGCGACCCGGTGGCGCTGTCGTTCAAGCGGGCCGACAACTATCCCGACAGCATCCAAGTGCTGAGTTCAACGCCGACGATCAAAGGCAAGAGCCGCATCGAATCGTGGCTTGAGCGAAGCGATTATCGGAAATGGTTTTGTCCGTGCCAGCAGTGTGGACATTTTCAAGTCCTCGAATGGTCGCAAGTGAAGTGGGACACGGAAGCGCCGGAGGGCGCGAAATACGTCTGCGAAAACAAGGAGTGCGGGCATGAGCATGACGACGCGGGGCGGCGGGCGATGATCGAGCAAGGCGAGTGGAGGCCGACGAAACCGTTTGCCGGGATTCGCGGCTATTGGCTAAACGGGCTAAACACGCTTTTCCCGGCAAAGAAAGGATTCGCCAACAAAATGCACCAATTCGTTGCCGAGTATCTGGAGGCGAAGGAAGGCGGCAAGGCCACGATGCGGACTTGGAAGAACACTTTCCTCGCCATCACCGACGATCCACAGGAAGAAAGCGAAAAAGCTCCGGACTGGCAGCGCCTCTACAACCTCCGCGAAAACTACACCGCGGCACCGCGGGCGGTCAGCCTCGTCACCTGCTTTGTGGACATCCAGAACAACCGGCTCGAATTGGAATGGAAAGGTTGGGCACGCGATGAACAAAGCTGGGGACTCGATTACCTCGTGCTTGACGGCAACCCGCTCGACATGCAACCCGGCAGCGTTTGGCACCGGCTAATGACGGAACTTCAGCGGACTTTCAAACGCGAGGACGGCGCGGAGTTGGCGCTGTCAATGTGCTTTGTGGACGCGGGCAAGTGGGGCGACTGGGCTTTCCAGGCATACCGCCTGAGCATGACTTACCCGAAGCTGATGGGAAAATTCATGTTGTCGAAAGGCGTTGGTCAGCACGGAGCGCCGATCAATCCGAGGAAGATGGCGTCGATTCATCGGAACATCAAAGGCATCCCGATTGGCGCATGGGCGGGAAAGGATTTGATCTACACGCGACTCCGCCTTGAGCCGAACGCGGACGGAACTTTTCCAACCGGCTACATGCACCATCCGATGAGCTACGATCAAAACTATTTCCAGCAGCTCACCAGCGATTCCGTCGTGCTCGAATACAAGGCCGGGGAAGAGGTCCGCAAATACGGCAACAACGAAGGGAAGCGAGACGAGGCGCTCGATTGCGCTTATGGCAACCTGGCCGTATTCATGCTCCGGCGCTGGAACTTTGACGCGATGGAAGCGGACCTCGCGCTGACCAAGCCCGATGCGCCCGCGCCGGTGGCGCCCGCGCCGGCAGTGTTTCGCGGGGGCGGATTCAGATTGTAAAATAGCTGTTGCGCGATTGCGAAACGTGCGCGATACGTTTGTGCAATGAAGAAATTCACTGCCAGCATTAACACCCGCGTCACTCCGGCGACGCGGGATAACCTAAAGAAAAAAGCGCAAAAGCGCAAAATCCGCCTGACTGACATTGCCCGCGAGGCGCTGGAAGAAAAGGCACAAGCCAAACAAAACCAATGAAGTCAATAACTACAACTTGGACGGGCATCCGCCCGCTCATCATGTCGAATCCGCAGACGGTGGAAATCGCCAATCCGTTCGCGGTAAATTCGCGGCGCATTAACAACCTCCTGAAAGCCGCGCGCAAGAAGGGCGACGAAAACCGCATGGCTGAACTGGCCGACGAACAGAAACGCGGAGATTGGGAGGCGTCCGCGTATTGGGACTCGGAGCGCAAGGCGTTTTACGTTCCCGACACGGCGCTGCTCGCTTGCATCCGCAACGGTGCGGCAGCGGCAAAAAAAGGAAAGGACATCGACCGCGCCGTCATTATTACCGAGACGGAAGCGATTATTGAAACCGACATCAAACACAACAGCCTCGACGCCTACTACGCCGACGCCGCGTTTCGTCTGGAATGTCCGGCGAAGGTGCCGCCGAAAACCGGCGCGCTCATCTGGAAAGTCCGGGCAATGGTGCCGACCGGCTGGAAAGTCACGTTCACGATTGAGTTCGACGAGAACATCGTTGCCGAGAAATCGCTTCGTGAGGCGCTGGAATTAGCTGGCCGTCTCAGCGGAATCGGCGGATGGCGTCCCAAGTTTGGGCGGTTTTTGGTGAGCTAGGCGAGGTCGGGCTATGCGAAGCCTTGCAATGACTGGCCGCACACACCGCGCACGGGAAACCGTGGGCGGCAGTGCGGCGTGTCATGGAACGGCGTGGCGTGGCCAGGCGAAGCGAAGCGGTGACGGGTCCACACACCGCGCTCTTTCGGGAGCGCGGCAGTGGCGCGGTCACAGCCATGCAATGCAAGGCGCAGCGCGGTGCGGACAAGAAAAGCAAACACGCCGCGCTTCTTCGGGAGCGCGGAAGTTTGCGCGAACTGGCGATGCATAGCGGGGCAAGGTTCGGACCAGCCAAGCATGGCGTGGCAAACACACAGCGGCTTACGGGCCGTTGCAGTTTGCTGGGCGCGGCATGGCTCGGTATGGCGCGGCGAGGCAGGGCATTGCCTGGCGCGGCGTGGCACAATCATCCGGCTAATCACCGGACAGTTTTATGACAAACCAACCAGAAAAAGAACCAATCGAAGCAGAAGTTGAAATCACGTCCGACGACGCCTATCCGGCGCTTTGGGTGCGTCTCGTTGACGAAATGATCGAGAAAGGCATCACGTTCGGAACCAAATACGAAATGGCCTATCTCGTTGACCGGCTCGCCTGTCAACCCGAGTCCATCGCATTTGGCATTGCCATCTCGAATATCAATGACGAGTTGATCGAGAGCGGGCTTTACTTGTCCGCGCGCGAACAGCGCGGAGCGGGCTATATCGTGCTGATGGCAGACGGCGCGGAGGAAGTGGCGCGCACTCGCGTTCGCCGTTCCTTCCGTGAAATGGCGCGGGCGTGCAAACTGTTTGGCGGCATCGCCCGCAACCCCGAGGCGCAGATCACGGACGACACAAAAAAGCGTTTGCTCAAGTGCGAGGAAAAAGCGGCAATCCGGCTTTCGCTGATGCGCGCGCCGATTACGAACGCGCGAAAGGCGAATCTTTTGGAGTAGAGCGGTTATACATGGCGCTGCAAAGCGTGGATATGCAATCGCAAGGGCGGCACTGGAAACGGTGCCGCCCTTAGTTTTGCCGATTTAGTTAAGGTGCATTGACAATCGGCGGGCGTGCGGCAATAGTCGGCAGCAAATGCCCGACCCACTCAGCGGAATACCAAGCCAATTCGAGGCCGGCGACACGGTGATTTTCACCGAGAATTTCGCTGATTATTCGCCATCCAGCTACACCGGAACGCTTGTTTTCAACAACAGCGTTGCCGCAGCGACTACGATTACCGCCACAACGAGCGGAACGAGCTTTCTCTTTACGCTCTCGGCGGCAGTGACGGCGGCAATCACGCCAGGAATTTACACCGTGGCGTTTTACATGACGAGCGGCGCGACCCGCTACACGGCGAAAAGCGGCATCATCAACATCCTCCCAAACCTGACCGCGACGGCAACGCCATCGTTCGCGCAGGCGCAAGTGACGCTTCTAAAGACGGTCCTTGCCGAGTTCAACGCGACCACGCGGCAGAGCGTCAACTTCAACGGGCAATCTTTTTCCCGAGCCTCGATCAAAGAGTATCAGCACCAGCTCACCTACTACCGCGCGGAGGTCATCCGCGAGACGGCAGCGGCAAACGCGGCGCGAGGCGTCACGACCGGAAACCGCATCGCCATTCAATTCGTGCCGGCCAATGACAACAACCCCGTAAGCGTAGCTCAATGAAACTCTGGCCCTTCTCCCGTAGCAAAAAGGAAATCCCCGGTGTTCACGTTCGCGGATTCCGCGAAATCGCCAGCGTTGGCGGCGGCATCAATGGCGATTGGCCGGTGTCGCAAATCGGCGACGACGCCGATATGTGGCAGAACGCATGGGCGCTCACGTCCCGCGTGCGCGACCTGTTCCGCTCAAATCCGCTTTATCAGACGTATCGGGAGACACTTTGGGCGAACGTCTATGGCAGCGAAGGAATCATGCTGCGTTCTCGCGTGAAGGAGCAGGAGGACCGCGTGATTTACACGCCGGAAGAAAAGGCCGCAATCCGCGCATACGATGCGCGCCAAGACCGCGTTCGCTCCCACTTCGCAAAGCGCGACGGGCGCGAGTTCACGCCAACCTGCCGCCCGTGGCAGGGCACGAACGGAAGCAGCCGCGCGCAGGTCAAGGTCGGCGAACCGGACATCTTCGCCCGTGCGTTGATCGAAAAGAAGTGGCAGGAATGGCAGCGCGCCGAGTTCTGCGACGTTCGCGGCACTCGAAACTACAAAACGCTCCGGCAGCTTCGCCTGATTGCCGCCGTGCGCGACGGCGACTTTTTCATCCGGCTAATCCGCGATCCAAAGGTGAACAAGTTTGGATTTTCGCTGCAACTCATCAATGCGGAATGGTGCGACCGTTTTGCGAATTGCACGCTTCGCAACGGCAACGTGGTGAGGATGGGAATCGAGTATGAGTTCGGATCGTGGGGACTCGGCAAAGCCGTCGCGTATTACTTCATCAAGCGACAGCCTACCGATTGGCAGTTCACGCTCGGCGGCGCGTTTGGTTACGGTGGCGTCAATGGCGGACTTCACGACCGCGTGCCGGCCAGCGAAATCCTGCACTACGCGCGCCCGGTTGAGGCCGACAGCACCCGCCCGGCTCCTTGGGTGGCGACTACGATTCCGAAAGCCCGGCAGCTCGATCAGTATGAGCTTGCCGAGGTTGTGGCAGCACGGCAGCAAGCGACGAAAACCGGCTGGCTTTACAGCGACGTTCTTCCCGAAGGTGGAAGCGCGGCCTTCACCGTTGATCCGAAAACGGGCTTGCCGACGCAGCAGATGGGGCCCGGCGACATCGGCGCGCTGCCGTGGGGCGTGAAATACCAGGCGATTGACCCGACGCACCCGAATGGCAATTTCGAGAACTTCCGCAAGGCGATGCTGCGCTCGCAATGCGCTGGTATGCCGGGCGCAAATTACTCGACAATGGCCAGCGATTACGAAGCGATCAACTTTTCCGCCGGACGGCTGCAAAAGCTAGACTCGAATGAAATGTTCAAGCTCATTCAGACGTTCGACATTGACTATGCCGAGCGTCCAATTTTCGAGGCGTGGCTGGAAATGGCGCTGATTACCGGGGCGATTCCGCTGCCGCTTTCCAAGTTCGACAAGTTCAACAACGCCGTCTTCCAGGGCCGACGCTGGCAGGGAGTGGACGAGGTCAAGGAGGTCAACGCTTCTGCGCTTCGCGTGGCAAATCACATGAGCAGCCTCTCGCGCGAGTGTGCCGACAACGGCGAGGATTTCGAGGAAATCATGTTTGAGCGCGCCGAGGAAATCATGCTGCAAGAATCGCTTGGAATTGACCCGGCGCTGACCGTGGATAACCCCGCGCAGGCGGCGGCGGCACCAGTCACGCTGGAAGAGGAAGACGAGGAAGACGAGGACGAAATGGAAGAGGAAGAGCCGAAACCGAAGGCCAAGAAAGCGCGCAAAACCGCCCGCGTATGACCACCCCGAAAAAGACCAAACGCGCACTTGCCGTAAAAAATACTAAAGGGACGTTGACAATCAAACCGCGTGCGGTTATCTCTGCGCCCATAGTGAACCGCGATCCTCGCCAACTTCTGACCCGATGAGCACCCGCACAATCAAAGTTCCGTCCGTGCTCTATCGCATGGGCACAAGCGAGAAAAAGGAAAGCGGCGAGATGGAATTGAGCATTTCCAGCGATACGCCCTATCGCCGGTATGATTGGATGAACGATGAGGAATATCTCGAAGTCCTCGATCACGAACAGGGCATGGACGCCGAGCGGCTGATGGCCGGGGCCGCGCTGCTTTTCAATCACGACCGCAACATTCAGCTTGGCACAATCTCCGCGCCGGAAATGCGCGACGGCAAATGCTACGTGACGGCCAAGCTGTCTGCCGCCGCTGATGTGGCAAGCTACCGCACGCGTATTGAGGAAGGGATTTTGAAGGATACCAGCGTAGGCTATTCGATCACGGATGCGGGCACGCAAATCGGCACGCGCGACGGTCTGCCGATCTACAAATTCAAGTGGGCACCGCACGAAGCGAGCATGGTGACAATCCCCGCCGACATCACCGTGGGAGTCGGTCGCGCCCGCGAGGAAGAAGGAAAAAGCGAGCTTCGCGAAATAACCGTTGACAATATCCTTAATGCACCTAAACAATCAACACAGCCTAACCAATCTACCATGACCACGCCCGCCGCACCTACCACCCCGACCGTCACTATTGACCCGACCAGCGAGCGCAACGCCGCCGTCGCCGAGTTCAAACAACGCTGCGCCAAAATTGATTCCTACGTTTCCGGCCTGAAACATCCGCAGTGGAAGCAGGCCGCGACGGAAATCGCCGGTCGCCACAAGACCGGCGAGGCGGATTTCGACGCCTTCCGCACCGAAGCTCTCGACGCTTTCGAGGGCGTGACCCGCATTGCCGCAGAGGATAAGGGCATCGGCATGACGGCACGCGACCTCGGCGAATACTCGCTTGTCCGCGCGATTAACAATCTTACGCTCGGCGTGAAAACCGGCCAGCGCATCAACTGCCTTGAGTTTGAAGTTTCCGACGAGGTAGCGAAATCCTCCGGTCGCGCTACGCAAGGCCTTTACATCCCGCACGATGTGATGACGCACAAGCGGGCGCTGACCACCAACGTGTTTTCCGCCGCTGGTGCGCTGGTGGAAACTGGCCCACAGGGGCAGTCGCTCATTGAGTTGCTGCGAAATCAAATGTATGTCGTTGCAATGGGCGCTCGGGTTATCTCCGGCCTCAAAGGCAACCTTGCAATTCCTTCGCAGACCGGCGGCGCAACTGCCGCGTGGCTTTCCGAAGACGCGACGATTACCGCAAGCCAGCAGACCGTTGGCCAGGTTTCGCTCACTCCGCACCGGCTCGCCGCTGCTACGGCGTTCACGTTCCAGCTTCTCGCGCAGTCCACGCCTGACGTTGAATCATTCGTTCGCGAGGATTTGATGAAAGTTCTCGCCATTGCCAAAGACCTCGCCGCCCTTTCCGGCTCCGGTGTCAGCGGTCAACCGCTCGGCATCGCGGCACTTCCCGGAAAGTCCACCAGCGTAACGCTGGCCGGCGCGAACAGCATGACCTACGCAAACGCCGTCCAATTCGAGACGAATGTTGCCACGGCCAACGCGCTCAACGGTTCGCTCGGATACCTCACCAGCGTTGCCACCAAGGGCAACTCCAAGCTGGTTGCGGAAATCGCCGCCGCCAACTCGATCCCGGTGTGGAAAAACGACATGGTCAACGGCTACAAGGCTCTTGCCACTAACCAGCTCACCACTCTGCCGAGCGTCATTTACGGCAACTGGAACGACCTTATCATCGCCGATTGGGGCGCGGGCGGAAACGAAGTGATCGTTGATCCTTACAGCCTGTCAATGCAGGGCCAGGTTCGGATCGTCATTCAGCACCTGACCGACACCGCCGTGCGCCACGCCAAATCGTTCTCGATTTCCACCACGTAACCGCATCCGCAGACTTCAACCACCACACACTATATGCAATCACCCGACCTTAACGGCGAACTTTCTGAGTTCGCGCTCATCCCGGCAGTCAACCTTCTTGTCGCTGCGGGAACGCAGACCTACGCGGGCGTTGATGTGCAGGAATACATCGGCAACATCAAGCTGATTTTCACTCACGCTGGCGCTGCCGCCGACGGTTCAAACTCGCTGCAAGTTTCGATCCTCGACAGCGCGGACAACACCACGTTCGCCGCTTCCGCTGGCCTGCCGACCTTCGCCGCCATCACCGCGAGCAGCGGCACGGTCAGCGTTGCGCTCGACACCCGCGCATGCAAACGCTATGTGCAGGGCAAGCTGCTCACCTCGTCCACCACGGCGACGTTCCGCTCGGCGCTGGTTGGCGTCGGTCTGAAAGAGACCATCTAAACCGTTTGGAGTAGTTCATAAGAAAGGCCCGCAGGCTGAAAAGTCTGCGGGCTTTTTATTTGCTGTTGACGGAAACCAAGCGTTAGGCTAAACGTGGAATCGTGAAGCAGAAAAACCCCGCCGCCGTGGCGCTTGGCTCGATCAAAAGCGCCAAGAAATCCGCTGCGTCCAGGCGCAACGGCAAGCTCGGCGGCAGGCCAAAGAAAACCAATGAATCCAAAACACAAAAAGCTCCTTAAGCGCGCGGCCAAGTGCGGCGCGGACGGCGACCACGCGACGGCGGAAAAGCTCTGGCGTGAATACTTAGAGCACGACCCGAATCATCCCGCCGTGCTGTTCAATGTCGGCTGGTGTATAGAGCAGCGCGCAAACTCGCCGCAGGATCGGCTAGCCGCCGCTGAGTATTACGAAAAGGTTCTGCAATCGCCGCTTTCCGATACGGAACTAAAAGCGAACGCGATGAATCAAATCGGGCTGATGTGCCTGACCATTGGCGAGGATGAAAAGGCCGCAACAAGTTTCGGCTTCGCGCTCAAGATCAAGCCCGACCACGGAGCCGCGAAGATCAACCTGGCCGACGCGCACCGGGCGCTTGGCGAATACGACATGGCCGCGAGCGAATACGCCAACGTCCTAGACCAAAACCCGAACAACCCAGAGGCGAACATGTGCGCCGGGATGCTGGCGCTTCTGCTTGGCGATTACCCGCGCGGATGGGACTTGTATCGCTCGCGCTGGCAGGTCAAGACGTTCACGACAAAGCCAATGGAGACGACGCGCCCGCGCTGGAATGGCGAGCCGCTGGACGGCAAAACGATCATGCTTTGGGAGGAACAGGGCTTTGGCGATTCGTTCAACTTCATTCGCTACGCCTCCGCGCTTGCCAAGCTCGGCGCTCGCGTGTTGTTTGGGTGCCAGCCAATCCTTCGAGAAGTTATGCGGGGAGTGGACGGGCTGGCCGACGTGGTGGAACGCAGCGACGCGACGCCGTTTGACTACCACCTTCCGCTTCTCGACGTTCCGCACCTTCTCGGCACAACCACGGCAAACATCCCGCCAGCGCATTGCCTCCGCATCATGCCGGACTGGCGGCGCGTGAGCATTGAAGGCAATCTCTCCCGCCCGCGTGTCGGTCTGGTTTGGGCCGGTTCGCCAAGCCACGGCAAAGACAAGGCCCGCAGCGTTACGCCGGAAATGCTGCAACCGATCATTGACGCGCACCCGGAACGCGACTTTTACAGCCTCCAAGCCGGACCGCGCGCGCATGAGTTTGACCGGCTGCGCGGAGTGACCGACCTCGCGCCGAAAATCGAAAACTGGACAGACACGGCGCAATTACTGACCTGCATGGACTTGCTGATTTCGGTGGATACCGCGTGCGTTCACTTGGCCGGATGCGTCGGCACGCCGGTTTGGATGCTTTGTCCCAACTCGCCGGACTGGCGGTGGATGCTGGGGCGCGACGATTCACCCTATTACCCGAAGCTCCGGCTGTTCCGGCAACCGAAGGCCGACGATTGGGCGACGCCGATTGAGCGGATAAAGAACGAATTATGAAAAAGGGAAGCAAAATGACCGCTGACCAAAAAGCCAAAATGGTTGCTTATTGGAGCATACACAAAATTAAACGAGTCCCAAAACCTTGCGCCTGCGGATGCGGTGAAATAACGCTCAATCGCTTTATTCATGGACATACAATGAGAGGAATCAAGCATGGCGTGAACTGGTGCGATGCGCAAAGACAAGGGCTGAAGCGCGCACACCGGGAGGGAAAATTCAAAAACGCAAAACCGCTCGACTATGCGGCAATAGCTGAGAAAAACAGAGGTCGTAAGCGACCGGATAAAGCTTGTGACGCAACGCGTGCCGGAGTGTTACAGGCGTGGGCTGATGGCGCATACGATGGCACAAAATCGGCGGCTGGTCCGAACAATGCGAGTGCCGGAATCTGGCGATTACGCGATCCGCGCCGCGCTGTGCATGAGTTCAGAAGTGTCACATTCTGGGTGAAAAATAACGAACGCTTTTTTGCGCCCGATGATGTGCAATGGCACCGCGATAAACGCGGACACTGGAAGTGCAGGGCGGTTTCAGGGCTGCAAAGTCTAAGCCCGCGCAAAAAGCATCCGAGCGGATCATGGAAGGGGTGGACTTGGTATTCGCAAACGGAGCGGTTAAAAAACGATGGGGCGGATTTGCTTTCCTAAATGAAAAATGAACAACTCTAGACTGTCTGACTTCCTCGCCGCCCGCGCGAGCGAGACTTACCCGGAACCTCGCACCGCCGGGCACGACGATCTTACCGCGCGCATGGCCGCGCTTGTCGCGCCGCATCTATCGCACGGCGCGTCTATTCTCGACGTTGGATGCGGACAAGGCCCGGCACTCGAATGGTTCACGGCAAACGGATTCTCGCCGCTCGGCATCGCGCTAGGGCAAGAGGACGTTGACGCTTGTATCGCAGCGGGCTTTCGCTGTAAGCAGATGGACCAAAACAATATAACCTTTCCCGACCGCGCCTTTGATTGTGTGTGGGCACGGCACGTTTTGGAGCACTCTGTAATTCCGCTCTTCACCCTGACCGAGTTTGCGCGCGTCTTGCAACCGCTGGGCATCCTTTACGCCGAGATGCCCGCGCCGGACACCGCTTGCGCGCACCAGATCAATGCCAACCATTACAGCGTCTTTCCGGCTTCGTGCTGGCAGTCGCTAATCGAGCGAGCCGGATTCGAGATATTGGAGGCGCGAACTATCAACCTGCAAACCGGAATGGGGCCGGATGTGTATTTTAGCTTCATCGCTCGCAAATTATGACACTTCACTACGCCGGACAACCCGGACAGGGCTACGGCTGGGGCACCTGCAACACCCATCTCCGCGCGGAACTGGCAAAGCTCGTCACGCTCAACGAAGGAACGGCAAACGTAGTATTCATGCCGCTGGCCGATCACGACTTGAACCCGGCGACTCCGGCACGCGGCGAGGTTAATCTGGCTTACACGTTTTTCGAGTTTGAACTAGGCCCAAACGCCGCCGCCAACGCCGCGAAGTATGACGTTGTTTTCGCCGGTTCAACATGGTGCCTAGACCGGCTCGCCGAGCGTGGGATCCACAATACGGCGCTGCTCATTCAGGGAGTGGACAGTAAAGTATTCAAGCCGCAGCCGCCGCGATTTCCTGCAAACAGATTGCAAAGCGAAGGCGCATTAAAAATGACCGACACGCCAATCGGCGGCAGCTTCCGAATATTCAGCGGCGGCAAATTCGAGTTCCGCAAGGGGCAGGATTTGGTTATCGCCGCGTTCCGCGAGTTCTCCAAGACGCATCCCGAAGCGCATTTGGTTTGCTCGTGGTTCAATCCTTGGCCGGACTTGGCAAAGCAGCTTGTGAACAAAATGGGATGGGATGGCCCGACGGTGAATCAGTCCGCACTATATCACGCCGTGCTTTGCGCGGAAGGACTCAGGCCGGAACAATTCACGATCCTCCCGCAACTCAGCCACACCGACCTCGCGCGCGAAATGGCAAACACCGACGCCGGCCTATTCCCGAACCGCTGCGAGGGCGGCACGAATCTGGTGTTGATGGAATACTCCGCGCTTGGTCGGCCCGTCATCGCCAACGTGCTGACCGGGCACGCGGATGTTTCGGAGGCGATTCACTACCAGATTCCCGCAACGGCAGACCCGGTTACGGGATGGGCTAAACAGCGCGTGAAGGACATTGTGGATCGAATGGAAATGGCGAAGCATTACCGGCATGTGCCGGTGCCGTCGCTTCCGTATTGGCCGTGGTCCGACGCCGCTGAGAAGATCGTCACCACGGCGCGGAAATACTTTGCACGCCTAAAGTAATTTGCTAAGGTTGGCCGCGTGAGCAGCCAATTGACAGCATCTTGGGCCGAACTTTACACCGCGCAAACGGAGGTTGTAAAGGACACCGCTACCGCCGACCTCGGCACGCGGCAGGCGACGGTTGGCACGGTCACTGGCAACTGTATTCTCGGCGTCCAGGCGCTTTCTGACGACCTGCAAATAGACGGCTTCGCCCAGGGCGGCGATTACGCTTTCACGATGCTCGCCAGCGCGTTTGAAGTGCCACCAGAGGCGCAATGCCCGGTTCGGCTGCCAGGCATTGAAGCGGCGCTTGTGCTCCGGGATTTCGACCTCAACAACGGGGTGTATCAAATGACGGCAATCGACCCGAGCAAGCGATGAGCAACCCCAGCCTAGAATCCCTAGTTGAGTCCGCCTATTCCGCCGCGCTTCGGACCAATCAGACCGAGCTTGCGGACATCCGCATCAACCTCGCCAGCAGCGGCCTAAACCAGACGACCACCGAAGCCGACGACAACAGCGGACGCCCGGCGACCACGCTGCCGATTCCGTGCATCCGCCTTCGCGCGGAGGCCACAAGCGAAACGCTCGGCTCGCTCAACACGCCGAAATGGGCTGTCCGTTTGGAGGTGGAAGTTGAGCAAAAGGCCAATCTAGGCGAAGGCGATGGCCCAACGCTTGATGACCTTTACAGCCTCGCCACGCGCCCGTTCTGGTATGGAAGCCCAACGCTCGCCGCAACGCTCGAAACGGGCAACGCCGCGCTCCGCGTGCATGGCGTGAGCAAACGGGGCGAGGCGCTCGAACAGGAGCAGCTAGAGGCCACGCTGGTGCGCCGTAGCACCGTCACGATTCACTGCGCGCCGGTCACAATTTCGTAGAAACTTAACGCTTGCAAATAGTCAACGCGCCTTTAGTATTTTGCCCATGCCGAAGCTCGACACAGCACCAAGCGCCCAACCAGCCGACTCGGCATCCCTTTCCCCGCTAGAGCAGGAGCTTGTGACGCGCGAGGCGTTTCTCGCCACGCTGGAAACGGGAACCGAGGGGCACCGCGTCCATTCCGAAATTGTCTCCAATCTCAAACGCCAACTAGAAAAACCATAACTTATGCCCGTCACACTTGTAGGGACCGCCGGTCCCGCTTTCGCACTTCCCGCCGCAGAACTTTTCGTTGACGCCGAAAGCGTCACGCTGGATGTCTCTCCGCAGTTCATCAAGGAGAAAACGAGCTACGACGGCATCATCAACAATGTAGCTTATGGGCCGATGGAAGCGTCGCTTTCCATTAGCGGAAAGACCAAAATCCGCAACGTGAACGGGCCTTACACCGGCTCGCTTCTGCTTTCCGTTCTCGGCACGGCGTTTTCGCCCGCGACCACCTACACGACCCTGAACGCTGGCACTTCCACCTTTTCCATCACTGCCATCTGGGGCGCGCCGACTACCGGCATGTATCTGGAAAAAGGCAGTCTAAGCTACGGCGAGGGCGATTACGTCGGCTTTGCCTGCGACTTCAAAGCGCGAGCCGGAATCACCTAACCCACCAACCAACGGAGCGGGAACCGTAAAAACCGCACAGACAAATGACTGAAACAGCACTACCGCAGAAGCAGATATTCGAGTGCAGCAACCTCACGCTGGCAATTGCACTCGCCTCGTTTGGCGTTCCGTTCGCAAACGCCGATGGACGCAGCCTTTTCGGGCTGAACAAATACACCGTGGCCTTCATTCGAGGTCATGCGCTTTACGAAAAGACCAAGGGCCTGTCGCATGACGACGCCATCCGGTTTCTGTGGCGCAACGGTCAGCCTGGAAACATCGTCTATTGTTTCGAGCGTTCGCAGTTGCTTGCGGATATTTGCGAGGGATGGGACGACCAAGGGGCAGCGGGCGACACGCCGAGCGACTTGGAGGTTTCGCCAAAGGACGCCGGACGCATCGCACGCCGCTTATCGCAAACCCGCTCGCAGTTCATCGGCGACAAATACACCGTCCCGTTGTGGCGTCGCAAAGACACGGACGGCAATTTGCTCGTGCCGGCCATCGCGCACACTATCGGCACCAGCGCGACTGAATCGACCGGCGACAACGCAACCCGAACCGTGATTCGCAACGCGCAGATGCGTGGCGTGCAAATCTGACGTATGCCTGTCACGCTTATCCCTTCCAACATCATTTTTGGAACGCATGAACCAAAACAACCCTTCAATATTCCGGTCGGAGCAAAGTGGAAAATTCGCATGCGGCCAGATGATTTTGCGCGCTGCTTTGTGCGGCGCAACGGAACAATTTCAGAACATCGCATTCGCTTGGTTGACGGCGATTGGATGCTGGATGAACCGCACTCAATAAATCATGGAAACTGAAACACCCGCAGTCGCACCCGAAGCATCCGCCGAGCTTGGCGTTGCTCATTACTTCAAAGGCAAGCGTCTTGAGCCTTTCAGCTTCGCCCGCCAGTCCGCATTTCAACGCCTCCGCGTCGGCAGCGAATCCACAATCGAATCGGCTGCAATGCTCGTCTTTCTGTGCCTGCAAAAGCCGGAACGGATTGACCGCGCGCGCGGCGAGGAAGGCTGCGCGCGTTTCCGCCTCGATCTTTCCGCATGGGCAGACGAGCAGAAAATCGGCATCAACTACACGGACGAGGCGGGCGTTTTGCACGGCAGCAAAGCCGGTCACGAAGTGCAGAAGATTGCGTCCGAAGTATGGTCAGAAATCGCAGCAGCCGAGAGCGAGCCGGACCTTAAAGATGAGACAGGAACCGAAAGCCCAAACGCATGACGCCGGGATGGGAGGCGTCCTACGTCGCCAAAGTCTCGGCAGTCCTTCACGGCTCGATCACGCCGCATCAAATCCGTTGGGAGTTGCCGCTCTCGGACGGGCTGCGCTTCGTGACGTATTGGTGGAACTTCTACTGCGAGAGAATCCATTCGGGAGGCGTGGTCTATCACGGCGTGGATTGTCGCCGAGTCCAGGACGAAGACGAGACGGAATGCGGGGAGATCGTATGAGCGTAACCATGAAGGCGGACATGAAAAAGCTTCACGCTTCGCTGAAAGCCGTCAAAGCAACGTCGCGCCGATCCTTTACCGAAATCATAAACAAGGCATTGAAGGACGTGGCCTTTCGCGCGGCACAATTCACACCTAAAACAAAATCAAGTGCAGTCCGCGCTGGCTTACGCCCAAAGCTGCTATCGCGGATCGCCGCAAAGTCGCTAACGGCCAAGCAAGGCAAGTTCAAAAAAACTGAACTGGCGGCGGAAAAGAAGAAGATCATGGCGCGACGACTTAAGGGAATTGGAGGCGTTCGCGCCGGATGGTTTCCGGCAATCGTGGCTCTTGGCGGAAAGATAAGAGGCGGTGAAAAGATGAAATCGAGCGGAAGCGCCAGCAAAGGATTTGCAAAAAAGGCCGGTGGATTGCGCCTGTCGGGAAAGATCAGAAACGCGGTTGTCACAACTCAGTTTGCCAAAAAAACAAACACCGGAGCAGGCAACATCCCGTTTGCCGTTTCTGCTTTAAGGCAGGCGGTTCTGTTTGTTGCCAACGACCGAGCGGCACACGCGGAGCGCAAACGCGCGGTTAGCAAAGTATTAAAACAGCACTCAGACAAATAAGATGGCTACGGACTCGCTAGATTTCAAATCAGGGCTGGACGATTCCAAGTTTCAAGCGGGAATAAACCGCATGGACAAAGCAGCGTCCAAGCTGGGAGCCAGCATGGCAAAAGCCTTTGCTGGTGGCGCGGTTATTGGTGGGCTTGCCACGATTGGCACAATGCTTAAGAACGTCGGCAACGAGGCGATTGAGTTTGGGTCGAATATCAAAGACACAGCCGACCGGCTTTCAATGTCAACGACCGCAATGCAGGGATTGACCGAGGCGTTTGGGCTTAGTGGAGCCAAAGCGGAGGACGTGCAAAAGGGAATGGTGCGTTTGAATATGTCGCTAGACGACGCCAGAAACAACACCGGCACAGCGCGGGCGGCGTTTGAAAGGCTTGGAATCACATGGGAACAAATCGACAACGAATCGCCGGAAGAGGTAATTCATATTCTTGCCGAAGCGGTTAAAAATACGAAAGACCCAGTCGCCGCGCTTTCCAGCGTTATGGACATTCTTGGAAAAACCGGCGCTAAAATGGTGCCTGGACTTTCACAGGGAGCGGATGCGCTTCGTAAAATGGCCGATGAAGCTGCAAAACTATCGGACGCAGACATTAAGCGGCTGGACGATTACGGCGACACCATTCAAAAGATTTCAACCCGGCTTTCTGTCTTAAAGGCCACCGCCGTCGTCGGAGCCATCGAGGGCGTAAAGAACGCCAGCGTTAGCAGTGTCACAAAAAAGATTGCTGAGGTAAATGCTGCGCTCGCAATGGGTCCAGCAGGTTTGATGGCGCTTGCGTTCAAGGTGCCGGAGGATTTGAAAAACGCCGCAAATAAAGGCGGCGAAACTGGCGAACAATTCGGACCATCAATGGCCGAAATGATGGCAACTCCAAAAAGTGACCCAAGGTTGGAGGAGCAATCAAAAAAGGAAGCGAAGGCATTGGAAGATCGTAATAAGGAGATGCGTGAGTTAGAGGCTCAGGCGGTTAGGGATAAGGAGAAATACCGCGACGAAATGCGCGCGGCCAATGATGAATACGAAAGATACGAACAAGAAACACAACGCGAGGCGACCGAGCACTTTCTAGCTGCGGAAAAAGAAAAAAACAAAAAACTCAAACAACAGCAAGAAGCGGCGGCGCGAGAGCAAGCTGCCAACGCGATGAAAAACGCGCAGGATGCGGCGCAAAAGGCCATTGAGGGCGAAGGTGCGGCGCGCGAAGCCTTGCGCGATGTTCTGAGCGGAAAGAAACCAAGGAAGCCAACGGCAAAGGAACGGCAAATAAACCGACTTATGGACAACGCGGAAAAAGGAATTGGCGGGCAATCAACGCGCCGAGGCGCAGCGAAAGCGCTTCAGGAGTTCAAACAAGCTCAGGCAAACAGGAAGGCAGCCGAGGAATTGCAAAAACAGGCAGTTGCCAAATTGGACCTGATTGAAAAAGGAATCAACGGAGGATAACTTATGCCATCGGTAATCTACAAACCAGCCAGCGGAACCGGCTACGATTTCGAGCTAAAGTCCACACCAATTGCCAGCAAGAGCGATTGGGGTATCGACACTCTGACGGTCGAAATGTGGGGCGCGCAGCCGGGGCTTGTGGCTTACGTCGCCGCGCTCGCGCAGGGGCAGACCTACAACTACAATTCGCAGACGTGGTATCTGCAAAGCTGGAGCGACGATAAGGATCAGGTGTATCCTACCGTCACGCTAAACTTCAAAGGGCTGTTCAGCGGAATCCCAGCTCCATTGGTAAATGGTCAGAATATAAATCAAACCGGCACGATCACAGTTGCAAAAGATACTGTGAATCCAGACGGGACGACCACGCCATCCTCAGCATCCCGAACATTTAGTTATTTCACGCGCCAAACAACCACGCGCTATATTACCACCAGCCGCCCAACGGTCCCGACATACACCACGCCGGATATTCCATTTACGCCAGTGATTTACAAAAGCGAGATACGCGACGCGGACGGAACGCTATACACGGGCAATGCGCCCGCTGCGCTAGTCTCGGGATTGACTCCAGTTGGGAGCATCAACGCCACCACAATGACCTGCACACAAATTATAGCAGGACTTAATCTGTTTGAGTGCGAGGACGTTTGCACCGTGCTGTTGCCGTCGAACTAAGCCATGCCACAACAACTGCCAGACATTCCCAAGGTTGACCGCAAGACCAGCTACCAAGGGCTTAAAGGAATCGTCGCCAAGCTGCGAGACGAGTTCATCCGATCATATCTTGTGGACTCGGCGAGCGTGACGGTTGTTGACAATCCGGGAAAAACCAGAAGCGCGGAGGTCAACTTCCCGAATCAGGGAGGCGGAATAGTTCCAGCCAACGCTTACCGCGCCGGGGAAACCGAATTGGGAAGCGATGACCCGGAAAACCCGGTTGCACCGCCAGCTCTGCCGCTTCCTTCTACTGACACCGGAATAAGAGGCACTCAACCACTTGATATTGCCAGCAACGAAACAGACGGATATACGCTGCGGGTAATAACGCGGCGTTACATCTACAACAGCGGCGCAGGAACATTCGATGAAATCGCTTTTGCTCGGGATGTTACATGGGACAGCAGCGGTTTATTTTACAAATTTGGGCCGGAAATAGTGGTGGAAACGGGAAACGTAACAGGAAGCGGCAGCGCAAGCGGAGGGCTTCCGTAATGATTGCAACTGCCGCGTTTTGCTGGAAAGCCAAGGCACAAACAATTTCCTGGTCGCACACGGCTTTGTGGGGGCTTTCCGTGCATTGGGCAAGACGATGGTTCTCTAACGTGGTGTTCTACGGCGACGATTCCGCGCATCGGTTGTTTGTGGACGGGCTGCAACTGCCATTCGAGCGCGTGCATTTGCTGCCGGAGATTCCTGACGACCTCGCGCACGTCTATGACTTGCCGAAACTGCACGCGCTGCGCTCCGCTGTTCAAGAATACGGCCCGACGCTCCACCTTGACCACGATTGCCACTTCCGCCGCAAGCCGTCCGGCGCGATCCTGTCCGCACCGTTTGCCGCTGAATATCGCTACACGGAAACCGACCAGCCGGTTCTTTTCCGGCAAGTGCGCGAGTTCAACGCCAATCTACCGGAACCGCTGCCGGAGCCGCGCCTGGGGCTTGCCAGCGGAATCATGGGCGGCGGGGACGTTGACGGCATCGCGGCGCTTTGCATGGAGTCCATCGAGCGCGCCACTTCGCCGGCCAACCGCGAGGCGTTTTCCGCACAGGAGCCGGGTGCCGGATATTGGAAATCAGTGCTTATTGGCGAAATGGCCTGCGGCAACCGTTGGCCGGACGCCGAGTGCATCTTGGCCGATGGCGGCGGGACTGAGGACGAGCGAAGGCGCATCGGGTATCATCACGTTGCGGGAGGAAAGAAAGACGCCGGGATGCTCGCCGTAATGGACAACCTTTTCAGGGACGATTTTCCGCAGGAACGAGCGGAACTTTTTCAGAGGTGGAACAAACTTATTGAATAGTCAACGCATCTAAACTAATCTCCGCGCATGGCCAACGAATTTACATTTTCCGGCACGTTTCAATTCCTCAAATCGCTGGCCCGCATTTCCGCCGTGGCGACCACTCAGGCGACAGTCTCAGGGACGCAATGCAACGACGGCACGCAAAGCGTCGGCACGAGCTATGAGGCGCTCGACTTTGGCGACATGGGCACAACTCCCGGCTACGTCATGCTGCAAAACCTTGACCCCACAAACTACGTCGAGATTTCCAGCGACAGCGGAGCGACGTATTGCATCCGGCTCAAGGCCGGGAGCACCAGTGTCGGCGGTGGCATTGCCGTGTTTTTCAACAACTCGCTAACCACATGGGGAGCGCGGGCAAACACCGCCGCTTGTCTCGTTTCCGTTCGCGCCGTAGCACCATAATCCCATGCCTTCCGCCGGCCAAATTAGTTTCGTTCACGACCAAACCAGGATGAGGTGGATGACCTCGCTTACAAGCGGGCGTTTCCAGCCTCCGCTTGTGCTTCCCGAGGGCGATACGATTGACTTTGTTTTCCGCTGGTCAAACAACGGAACGCTGTTCACGCCATCGGTCACGCCGGTATGGATATTCGGCATCAAAGACGCGACCACGCCGAGCGGGGATTTCTTGGTTCAGGTCAACAGCGCCAGCGCAAACGCCGGAGTTTATACCTTCACCGTCCCGATTTCGTCGGCGGAATTGCAGGCATGGCTCGCAACGGCTACCTCGCAGAGCTACGCCGCAATCCAGATCACGGACACGGCCAACGGCATTGCGACGACGCCGCTACTTTGCCAGATCACCGCGAATCAAAACGACACCGGCACAACCCCGACCAGCGCGAACGGAACGCTCAACGTCGCCGCCGGCAAGACCGTCACCTTCCCGCTGACGCTCACCTTCCCGAGCGCGGCGGGGACGAATGGCTACAAGCTGACCACCGACGGCGCAACAACGCTGAGTTGGACGGCTGACAATGCTGGGACCGGCGATG